NCCGCCGAGTTCGGCCGCGTGACCCAAGGCTGAGAGAAACTCGACGGAGACGCCGACCCGTGCAGACATCTTGTCCAGTCTGTCACCGGCCTTGGCGAAGACCTTCGTGGCAAGCAGAAGCGGGCCGATGACGGCCATTCCGGCCGCGGTGATTCCCGCCCCGATCTTCATCAACCTAGCCCCGAAGCTGCGGAACCGCCGGGCGTTGGCCTGCAAGGCGCGGACGAAGCGGTTGTCGCGCATGTAGAGCTCGACGTAGGCCGCACCGGCTCGGATTTCGGCAGCAGAAGGCATAGCTCAGTACTGAGTACTCAGTCTCAGGGATCAGTTGGGTTTGCCGGGGAAGGCCCGGGCCAGCATTTCGCACTCCTTGGCCGTCGGGGGCGAGGCGCTTCCGAAACCGCTTAGATCGACGTAGGGGCAGAACTTCAGGGGATTGATCGGGCTGTCTTCTTTCGGATCGAGGTTCGCGTTATGGATCTGGGCCAGGACCGCACAGGTCCGATTCCAGCCGAGCATGTCCTCCTCCTCAACCGCCTTACGTTGCCCCTCGACCATCCAGATCAGCTCGCGGAGCGTTCGCGACTCGGGATCGATTCCGACTCGGCCGGCGAGCTGCCAGACAAGCTCCCAGGGATCTTTTGGAGTTCCTGCTCGATCTGCTCGTTGAACTCGTCGCTGTCGATGAGTTGCCCGCCGAGCTCGTAGGCGCGCCGGGTTACCTCGCGGTACTTGCTGATCGCGCGGACGATCTCCGGGCGGTTCAGCCCTTGAAAAAAATCCGACCAACTCTCCATCAACGCCTCATAGGCCGCGTGCAGGGCCTCGCCGCTTAACCGCTCGGCGAAGGCCTCATCGGAGATCTGTCGCTGTTCGGCATCCGGCTTGACCACGACATAGAGGAGATTGCAGAGCAGAATCGGGTCGAGATGGATCCGTGTCAGCAGGGGTAACTGCTCGTCATCCGCTAGGGCCGAGGCGCCCTCGGCAAGCTCTTCCCCCTTTTTGGGTGGCGCCTCGAGGGGCTGGAGCAGATCGATTCCCAGCAGGTTCTTGACCCGGATGGCCGTCCCGATGGTGATCCGGATCGGCCACTGTTCGCCGTGGGAATCCTGGAACTGGCTCATGGTTAGGCTACGCTATCGTAGAGGACACCGACCTTGGCCGTGGCCGCGTAATCGCCACTGGCGTTGGTCAGGTAGATGTAGTTGACGACCTTTGCGCTGGTGGGCCTGTCGTAACCCTGATCAGCGGCCCAAAAGAGCAGACTGTCGGCGTAGAGTTTCCCAGCGTAGATTGTCCCCGGCGGATCAGGCTGAAAGTCGATATAGCCGTCCCGATTCGAACTGCTCACCAGCAGGAGCCAATCGTCCCCATCGAACTCGCTGGTAACTTCGACTAGGACATCGGCCGTAACTGAGCTATCCTGCGCCGGCAAGGCATCGCCTGATGCTGCGGTGAAGGGCACCGAAGTTCCATCGACCGTCCCCACGGTGGCCTTGTGCGCAGATTTCAAAACGCCGGAGGCATACCAGAAGATGTCGATTTTGTCTCCGGTACTAATCCCGTGGCCGGCAGCCATGGTCAGCGTGCCGTCCGTGTCGTTGGTCCGCGTGGTGAGCGTGCCCTTGTCGGCCTTGGGCAGTTCGACCTGATGCGAAATCTCGCCTTCGCCTGTTCGGATGATCTCCCCCTGGAAGCCGAGGCCGCCGATTGAACCGGTGATCTTAAAGGATCTGGTTGCCATGATCTGCTCCCGATTAGGCCACGCTGCTGTACTGCACGCCGAGCTTGGCCGTCGCCGCGTTGTCCCCGTCGGCATTGGTCAGGTAGAGCTTGTCGACCGGATTGCCGGTCAAGGGATTCGTGTAGCCGCAGTCCGTATACCACCAGAACGGCTCCCCGTCCAAGAGCTTCCGCTGCTCCAGACTCGTCGGCGTCGAATCGACGAAGTTGAAGTGACCATCACGTGATGAACTAAGTAGGATCAGCGCGAGATCATCCCCGTCAAAGTCGGTGTTGACCTCGACAATCACGTCGGCCGTCACGGCCGAATCGAGTGCCGGCAAGACGTCACCCGATGCTGCAGTGAAGGGGACGGAAGTTCCGGCGACCGTCCCGACAGTTGCCCCGTATCCGCACTTCAGGACGCCCGAGGCATACCAGAAGATGTCTATTTTGTCTCCGGTACTAATCCCATGGCCGGCGTCGGCCATCGTCAGCGTCCCCGCCGTATCGCTGGTCCGCGTGCTGAGCGTCCCCTTGTCGGCCTTTGGCAAGGCGACTTCCTGGGAGATCTGCCCCTCCTCAGTCCGCGAGATCGTCCCCTGGATCGTGACCCCACCGACTGAGGCGACGACTTGTAAGGTGTTCGTTGGCATCGTTGCTCATCCTTTGCTGAGTACTGGGTACTCAGTACTGAGTACTGACTATTGCCAGGTCGGATCTCGCTGCTCATCCGTGGGTCTGGCCGTGACGTTGTAGAAGATGTAATCCTCGTTGTCCTCGTTGCGGTTGAAACCGACGATGTAGTAGTCACCGTCGAGCCCCTTGCCGCTGGCCGCATCCGTCGGATAGAGGGCGATCCGCGTATCGTTCATAAACGCGCTCTCGATCGCACTCAGATGGGTGCAGCCCTCAATGTCCCACATCTTGAACTCGATGCTTCCTTCGGTGCCCGTGGGCTTGATCGAGACCCATTTCTTGCCGCGGCGCAGGGCCTCCGCCACCCGTTTGCTCATATTCAGGACCACATCGTCGACGTTATCGACTTCAGTGCTGGCCTGAGCGCCGGCGGCCCCGCGGTAGAACTTCCCGTTCAGGCCGATTCTCATATCACCTGCTGCCATCTCTGATGCTCCTCTCGGTGTCTATCTGATTGAGCCGGCCCAGTGTCTGGGCAGGCGGGGTGCGGTCTTGGCCAAGGCCGGGCCCACGAAAGGCCGCTTGGGGAGCCGCTTCCGTTTGCGAAGCTGGATTTCGTGTTCGCCGCCGGCGATCCCGATGATCCGGTGACTGGCCCCGATTAAGGCGTACTGCTTGAGCTTCTCGACGAGGTACAAGATCGCCCGCGGCAAGAGCCCCATGTGTGTATGCGGCGGCGAGCCAATCGGGGCCGGCCCCTTTCGCTTGCGGATGCTCCGCTTGGCCGTCAGCCGGATGACCGCCGCAGCATGGCCCAAGCTGCGGATATTCCCCTCCTCGGCCTTTCGGCGGAGCTTCCTGCCATGGAACTGGGTTCGGGTCTTGGATGTGATCCCAAGACCGCCATCGCTTCTGCCGGCACCTCCCCCGGAGAGAAAACGGCCAGTCGTGGGATCACGGATAGCTGGGCTCATTGCAGCAATCGCCAGTTGAGCCGGATCGCTCCGGCAAAGGTCCGATCATCGCTTAGGTGGTCGTCGTCAATCAGGGCCTCGCCCGGCGAGACGAATTCCCGCTTCATGCAGAAGATCGCCCGACTGTCGGCGGTCAGGCCCTTGCCGCGAAAGTGGTCCTTGATCTGCTCCATCAGCTCGACCAGGGGATCGACCTGGGCGTTGTCGTCCGGGTTGATCTTCTTGAGTATCGCCACGTCGACCGCGTAATGGATGTCGTCTCGGCCTCGGCTAAGCGTCTCAAAGCTTGCGGGGCCCAAAAGCACCGCGACCCGCAAGCTCTGCAAATCCGGCAGGGCATATCGTGCCCGGTACTTCCGGATGGCCGTGAAGGACTGGCTCCAGCTCTCGGCATTCAGCTCAGTCGTCACAGCATCGGCAATCTGTCCGGCCAGACAAGCCATGTCAGTATTCAGTCCTCAGACGACCTTGATCAATTTGGTGTGGACCCGCCAGGCCGTGCCATGGGGATCCAGGGGCTTAAAACACCTCTCCGTCCCGATCGGCATTGCCTCGTAGGTGAGCGTCTTGGAGCCACCTATCTGGTCGAGCTGATCCCCCTCGGCCGGCTCGATTTCGGTTTCATTCAATACCAATTCATCGGCCTGGATGATCCAATCGGTCCGTTCGACCTCGGTAGTCAGCCCACCATCACGTTGGATAGGCACGCTGACGTTGGTCTTGATCGCCTTCTCGAGCACCACGCTGTCTGCGCCCCGGCGATAGACGACCGTTACACCGGCGATCCGCTTGGCCGTCTTGACGGCCGCCGCTACGGCAGTGGCCAGCGACATCCCAACCTCCCACTCAGTACTCAGTACTCAGTACTGGGTGCTCAGAACATCAGTGTCAGTGTCATGCTCACGGCACTGCAATCGCCCGCCGAGGCCGAGGTCGTCACGGTCAGCCGGATATATTGCTGCCAATCGGTTGCCAGCTTCATCCGGGCGACGGCCGCCGCCGCGCCCGCGCCGCCGGCACCCGTCTGCACAATCACCTTGTCGGCCACCGTCTTCGCACTGGTAAATGCGGCATCGACCGCCGTCTCCAGCTTGTAGGTCGCCGTCTGGCTGTCCGGCATCTGCGTGGTGTTCAGGGCCGGGGCATCGATCTGAAGTTCGCACTCCCCCAGCCGCGCACCACGGGCGGTTTGCAGCCCCAGGTCGAGGCCGCTGGTGTTGGTGCTGCCGGCACTGGCCGGCAGGGCCTTCAGGGCGATGAAGTTGGCGTCCCGGACGCCGTGGTCTGCTCGATCGGTCATGGTCGTTTACCTCGTTTGTGGGTTTCTGTCCTGTTGCTAACTCCCGGGGTCTTCTGCCTGCAATCAGAGGGTGAGGCTCTCGGTATCGACCAGGGCCTCGGTGACCAGAATCGGGATCCGCTTGCTGCGGCCCTGGATGTACTCCGGATAAGGCGCCGGTGCGCCAGTGGGATTCGTGGCCGTCCGGCTCGCCCGGAGCTGCTCCAGAGAGCGCAGGGTCATAAAGAGGACGTCCGGATGGAGCTTTGCGGGGAACTTGGCCAGTAGGGAGTAGATCAGGAGATCGGTGAGTCTCTTGCCACTATCAGCCGTGATCTTCTTGATCCGGCCGACGCACTTGCTGTGCCTGACCTGGAGCCCCGGATAGCCCATCAGGCTCTGACGGTAGCCGTCGTAGGGGTTGCCAGTCGTGTCAGTCAGCCGCGCTTCCTGGACATCGGATAGTTCCAGGTTGCCGCCTTGTCCCCAGACCCATTGGACGAATTTTTCGCCCCAAGTCACGGCCCAGACTGAAGAGCCCGTATTAGCCGTCGTCCCGCCGGCATCGACAACCATCCCAGTGGTCGCGGTTGAGTCGTAGGCCTGCAACAGGCCGGGAAATCCCTTGGCATCGCCGAACGTGGCATCGTTCCCGTAGTAGAAGCACTTAGCGACTTGAAAGATCGATGCGCTCACGGTGGCGTCGGCTTCATCGGCAATGTAGGCCTCGGTTCCATCTTCCGAGCGGTCGGCCACCGCCTTATCGCATTCCCACTGGGGGTTGAGGATATAGGTCTCAACCAGCCGGTTTTCCGTCTTGGAGTGATCGGCGGCCGTGCCTTCGTTGGCATTCCGGAAGGTCACGGTAGGCCATCCGGTCCGTACCAGCGTTTTGTAGAGTTGCCCTCGGATCGTCCGGGCGGCACCCATCCCGACCTCGGGATTGGCCTTGGCGGCCTCGTCGAGCAGTTCGATCGTCAGGTCGGCCGCGTTTCGTTTGGCGATGTCAAGCAGGGTCGGCAGTTCATTTGCCATGGTGTGTTCTCCACTGCGCAGGAAAAAGGGGGCCGGGCGATTCCTCGCGCGACCCCCACAACGGGCAGCGAAGGTTGTGGCTTCTCGCAGATAGCTATTCTGCTTCGGCCGTCATTGAGCCGGCGAGTCCTCGCCGGCCCCATTGGGTTGTTGGTGAATCCTCCTCGGTGACGTTCAGTTCCGCGACGACCGCGGCATGTATTGGGCCATTAGCGCGGTCATCCGGGCCCGCCGGCCGCCCAGATTGTCCGCGAGCTGCTTGGTCCGCTTACTTCCCGGCCAATCGACCGGGTCCACCTGGAACTCGGCCGCATCTTTCTCGCCCCGATCGACGGCTCCTAGTTTTTTCTTGAGGCCCGCATTCTCGGCCTTCACGGCCTCGACGAAGAGCCGCTGGGCTTCCTCCCAGCTCTTCCCCTCGGCGAACCAGACTCCGCCCTTTTCGCCAAAGGCCTTCAGGAAATCCTGGCCAGTCGGGCCATGCAGCTCCCGCTCCTGGTCGCAGTCTTTCTGGGCGGCCTCTGCGTCTTGCTCGGCTTTCTTGGCGGGCTCTTCGACTTCTTGGCGCCGGAAGATCCCGGCAAACACATTGGCCAACCGCTCGACTACGCCAGTCGAGACGTATGCGTCTTCATTGATTTCAAGTTCCAGACCCTCGATTTCCCCGGCCTTGTCGACTAACTCTTCATCAGACATCGTGGTTGCTCCTGTTAGGCTCACGGTGATATCCTCACCTTGTTCGTTGAACTCGGATCGCGTGTTCGCATCGGCCCCATAGAGACAGACCGCTACGCCCCGCAGCGGCCACTCGCGGACAATCACCGCCGGGCCCTCGATCTCATAGCCGTTGACCTTGGCCTTGCTCTTGGCGTCAATCTCTTCGAGCTTGATCCCATCGCCGCCCCAGAAGATCGAGGCCTCGTACGGGACGCCATGTTGGGAGCGGTGAATCAACTCCTGGGCCTTGTCATCCTGGCCATAGGGCACCAACGCGCCCTCAACCCAGAGATCGCCGGTCTTCGTGTCGAAGCGATCTAGGTAGCCGATTCCCTGGTCGGGATTGTGTCGGTAGTCGATGGGCACCCGGGCCTTATGCCTGACACCGCTGAGATCATGGACGATCTTTCCCCAGTACCAATGGACGATGGGCTGGCCGCTTCGGGCGAGCATCTTGATCGGCACCCGGGCATCGTCGGCTCGATCAGGGTCAGCAAGCTGGAAGGTTCCAGCATCAAAGTAAAACGCCTCTCGGGGGATCTCACAGAGACTGGCTCCTTCTTTCTTCTTGGGCTGCGCTGGCTCAAAGCGGATGTACTTGACCTTGTTGTCCTTCAGCCACTTCTTGGCCGCCGCGGCCGTCCAGCCCTTGGTCGGGAACCGCAGCGACTCCGGGTCCGCCGCCTTCCCACTCTGGCTCTTGAGCTGGCCCCAGATCACGTCGATCGTCTCGGGGACCTTGATCTTGCCATAGAGCGTGCCGTCCGAAGTTCGCCGAAACTTTCCCTTCTTGGACCAGTCCGGCTTTTCCTTGTAGTCACCCGGGTTTCGCAGTCGCGCGGAGTGTTCGTTCGGTAGTGGCATTGCAATCAAACTCCTACGGGCGCGGCCTTCGCCGGCGGTCCGGTGGGCAGGCCCTTTTCGCGGAGATACTCGTCTTCGGCGGCCCGTTCGTCGGCCACCTCCTGGAAGTCGAGACCCTGGCGCTTGAGAATCCTGGTCCGGCTGCTCAGGACCCGATCCAGGGCCTCGCCATCGGCCTTGATCTCTTGCAAGGGTTGAATCCAGGGGATCCCCTTGTGGATCCACTCCCACTTGATCGTCTCGATCGTCCAATCGGCCGGCAGCTCGAGGACCCCGTCGAGGACCCAGAGGCCGATCCGCCAAGCCGTCAGGGCGTTCAGATGATCCCGGACGTCCTCCTGTTTCACCTCGGCCGACTGCTCGTACATCAACAGGGCCTGCCGAGAACCGGAGTAGTTGGTGAAGTCCTCGCAGAAAAACGAAAACGGGATGTCGAGTGCCTTCAGCGCGATCACAATCTCGAACTGCATGAAGTCCTTGAACTGGGTGCTCGGCTGGCTGCTCTCGAGGATCTCGGCTTTATCCTCGGGGTCCAGATCCAGGGCGATCGGCCCCCGCCCGAAATCGATCTCGTAGCGGCTCTTATCCTCGTCGCCCTCCGCGTCAGTGGCGGGCGTCACATCCCCCAGCGCCGCATCGGCGACCCGGGAGAAAGCCAGGACGAAGAGCTGACTGACCTTGGCCTTGGCCAGGGCGTAGTCGAGACCCTCGTAGATGTCCTGGGGGGTATTGATCGCCGAGGCCAGGGGCGGGATCCCCCGGACCTGGTCGATCCGGTCATAGTAGCCGAAGGGGATCAGGTGCCGGCTGGGGAGCAGTCGATCGAAGACAAAGCCGCCGTACTCCCGACGGTTGCAGAGGCAATACCGCCGGGCACGCCCGGTCTTGGTGATCTCAATCCCGTGGACCAGCCTATCCCGGTCGAGATCCTCGGGCAGTGTGCCCAGCTCGGGGGTGCGGATCCGATCCCCCTCAATCCCCTGGACCATCCCACTGGAGAGCTTCAGCGTGAAAAAGTCCCCGTCGAGCGTCCGCTGGGCCTCAGCCAGCCGCGTGTAACGCTGCCGGGAATGCCGGCCGGCGGCGTCGAAGTTGCGTGGTCGCGACCACCACCGCATCAGTTCCTCGAGCCGCGTATTGAACTCTTTGTCTTCGGTCCGGGCCTGGAAGGAGAAGGTAGAGACGTAGTCGAGGTGCTTGCGGATCATCCAGGCCGCAATAGTTTGGTTCCGACGGGCATCCCGGGCCGTGGCAACCAGTTTCCTGCGATCGCTTGACTGGAGGTGCTTATCCTCGGATAAGAGCCTTACCCGGGGCGGCCGTCGCCGCTTCTTCTCTTCGACCGCGTCGTAGTCGAAGCGGTGTCGTCCCATCGGTCGCGGCGTGGGTGTAATCTCGCGCATGGATCAAAAGCCGCTTAGGTCAATAGCCGCCGCCCGCGGCCGGGTGCCCGCCTCTTGTCGCTCTTTCAATTCGGCCAGCCGGCGGCGGATCTTTTCCAGGTCGTAGCTGACAGTCAGCCCGTCAGTCGTCAGCCGATTGGCCCCCGCGTTGAGGATCCCTTCCAGTTCGGCGATCTCATCTTCCAGGGCCATCGGGCTTCTCGGCGCAAAAGAAAGGCCGTCTCGGTGTCTGGCCCCAGACGGCCTTTTCCAAGAAACGCAACCGGCGCACGCTCCGAAGTTGGCGGAGCGGTAATCCGATCCATTATCCCGGATCGCTTGGCCCAGTTTCGAGCCGACTTTCCGCGCGGAAATTGGATTTTCCTATTTCTTTTCTGGATTCTCGCCGCTGCGGTTCTCGTAGCTCCGGATTGTCAGCCACTGCCCGCAGCCCCCGCAGCGGGTCCGCCGCCAGACGATGTGGGTATACGGCTGTTGATCGGGGGCAATACCCCCCTCTTCCATCTCCTTGTACGGTTTCTCCCGGAAGGGATCCCGCAAGGTGGATTGGCAGCTTGGACAGCGGGCCGGCACAAAACAGACCGGCTCCCGCGGCTTGGTAGTTGCCCCCTTGGGTCGTCCTCGTTTTGCTTTTTGCATAGTTGCTTCTCCTTAGTGAAGATAAGAGACTCGCTTGCGTCGACGTTTTGCTTTCGGTATCTGTTGAACATCCGCGGCCAGCTTGCAGCCGAGGATCGACGCGGCCACCGCGGAGCCGACCAGACAATCCCACCAGTGATTTTCCCGGTTCGGCCGCAACTTCCACTCCTCCAACTTCCGACCCTGGCCCTGGGTGACCACCGGATACTCGGCCGTGCAGTGCTCAGCCAAGAGCCGATGCACCCCGGGATCGCCGCCATAGAGATTGATCCCGCCCGATTCGCCGATGCCGGCTGCCAGGCCGTTGCGCAGCAGGCTCTTGTAGTAGTTCGCGTCGAACTCGACGATTGGCAGGATCCGCCCCTGCCGGCGAAAGAGCCCCAGGAAGTGGCCGCGGCGATCGCCCGGCTTGTAGGTATACTCGGCAATCGGCCGGTGGCTCGCCCCAACCGGCCGACCCAGCGACGGCCGGGCCCGGGCAAGCTGCCCGGAAAGCCGGATCGCCTCGTGGACCACATCCGGCTTGTAGCCGGAGTCGACCAGCAAGAGCCCGATCTGCATCTGCTGGCCGTCCTCCCGCTCGAACTGCCGGCCGAGCAGCTCGCCGATCAATTCGACCAGCCCGGCCACAATCGCCCCGTCAATTCCCTTCCGTGGATATTTCCGCGCCAGGGTCTTCCGGACGTCCCGCATCGCGAAGACGGCCCGCGACTGTTCGGGGTGGCTGCCGTAGTCGACGACCGCCCCGCTGAAGTTCATCTCCCAGGCCGCCGCGGCCCAGTAGAGCAGCCGATCGTGGACGTCGACCAACGCCGTCAGGTGCTCGCAGGCCTGGGGCACGATCCCCCGCTTCCGCTTGTTGAGCTTCTTGGAGATCTCTTTGACCTCCAGGGCCCCCTCCGTGACCAAGAGCTCCTGGGGCTGGTTTTGGCACTCCGCGGCAAATGCCTCCGCCCCGTCGTCAATCAGGAGGTTGTAGGCGTGCTGGATTGCAGAGAGCTCGGTCTCGTGGTCATAGCAGTGCTCCCAGGAGACCTTTGCCCCGGCATCCATCTCCTTGCGGTGCGCCTTGTAGAACTTCCTGGCCTCGCGGTGGGCCCGCCGCTGGTCGTCGGGATTGCTTGGATCATAGCCGTTCCGCAGCCCAGCGTACTGCTCCAGCCACAAGGTCTCGTGGCTCTTGGCCCACTGGCGGACCATCGGGATCCGCTCCCCCTGCCAAGCCGGAAACCGCTTGGGGTCGAGCAGTTGATCGATGACGTCGTCGCGGGCGATCACCGTGGCGTTGACCACCGCGGCGAGCTGACTCTCATGTCCGCCCAATCGGAGGATCGACCGGCTGATCAGGCGCAGCCGCTTCTCGCATTGCAGGGGGCTCTCGGCCGACTCCTGGTCCTGGGGATCGTCGATCAGGACCAAATCCGGCCGCTGCTGCCGGCCATCTGGCCGCTTGTGGACCAAGCCCCGGACACCGCTGGTCAACCCGTGTACGCTCAGCACCGCCCCGCTGGAGGGCGTCCGCCATCGACCGCGGACGATCGTCGGCAGGACAATCCGGCTGGCCGTCCATTCGATGTATGTCGGCCGGCCGGCCTGGGTCTGGCTCTTGCACCGCTGAGTCTTCCGCTCGAGGGCCCGGACCGGCAGGCAGACCTCGGGGAAATCCTCGGCCAGCCGCTCGTTCTGCTCACACTCCAGCTTGATCGACTCGACGATCTCGTGGGCCCCCCGGGCGTTGGCGGCGAAGACGGCTGCAAAGGCCCGATGGCCGTAGAGGACGGCCCACAGGGCGGCGTTTTGGGCGATCGACGTCTTCCCGAAGCCCCTCGGGAATGCGTTGACGAATCGGCCGCCCTCGAGGCAGCACCGCTGGATCCGCCGGATCGCCCGCCGGTGATCCTCCGAGAAGGGATACAGCCCCGTGGACTCGGGGAAGTAGTGGACCAGGAATCGCTCAAGATCGGTCTGGCAGCTCTTGCGGATCCGCGGATGCTTTGGGCGGGGGATCGGCCCGACCTCGGCCGCCGCGGCCTGCTGGGCCCGCGACCGGGCGGCCATCCGCTCCCGGTGCCGCTGGCCGACTCCTGTGCGCTTCTTGGCCATTCACTTGCTTACTCCGTGATCTCCAATTCTTGCGTCAGATCCTTTATCAGGCCGATCACATAGTCGTACTCTCGGATGCACTTACGGTGATGCGCCTTGTCGCCACCTACCTGCGCCCTCGTCTTTCCCCGAGAGCGCATCGTTTTCGTGGGCATCCCCAACCAAGCCTGATGAGTGGCCCGGCCCTCGATCAGAATTTGCAGAGCCCGACGAATCCGACAATCTGTAATCGAGCGACGCATCGTACCTCCCGTACTCAGTTCCCAAACAGACTGGCGATGACCTTCAGCTCACTGTCAACAATCGTCTCCCGGTGATCGTTGCTCAAGGTCAGCCGGATCTGGTAGTCGTAGACCCAGCCCTCGTTTTTGAATGCGTCGCTTTCGGCGTTGGTAAACTCGACCCGCACCTTCTGTGTGCCGGTGGCCGTAATCACCGATCCGGCCTTGTCAATGGTGACACCCGTCCGCTTGTGCTTCGCCCGGAAGCTGACCGTCGCCTCGCTGATGTCCCCGCCGCCCCAGGTCCCGTCCGCGTTGATCCAGTCCAGGGCCCGCCCCTCGGCGCTCTGGTAGTCGTCGGCCGAGGTGACCGTGACCTTGGCGTCACTGGCCACCGGCGAGGCGACCGTGATCGAGGCGCTCCCCAAGAGATCGGTCTTGGCCTTGATCTCGTCGATCAGCCCCTCGGCCTCCCCACTGGAGCCGGTGCCCGTGTGATCGGCCAGGGTCTCATCCCAGACGGCATCGGCCACCTGGGCCGCGGTCGGGGCGGTGGTCCCCGGGGCGGTGACGAACACCTTGACCCCGTCGCCGGCGATCATCGTAAAGTCCGGGGCCGAGTCCAGCGTGACGGCCTTCGTCGCCCCGGTATAGGCGGTCACTTTGCGGACACTCGGATAGTCCGAGTTCGAGGCGTCATAGATCACAATGCTCTGATCCAGGTAGGCCCCATCATCCGTCGAGCCGGCGGTGAGTGTCAGATGGGTCTGATCGGTGACTGTCGCCGCGGTGGTCGAAATCAGGACATTCGGATTGGTCCCCCCGGAGGGGGACTGCTCGAGGGCTTTTTGCGTATAGCGATCGCCCCCAACGTCCTCGATCATCCCGTCAAGCGTATCGCTGACTGCTTTCATTGCCGTCAAGTCGCCCGAGCCACTAGCCTCGGTCAACTCGTCAATCGCCTTGACTCGCTCCATCAGCGAGCCGCTTACCGGCGAGCTGGCCAGAGCCGCATCGAGGCCGGAGACCTCGGTGATCGTCCCGGTGGTCTTGCTCCGGTCGTATTCGCAACCGCAGACTGTGAGTGTGCCTCCGTTGTTCTCCAGCGAATAAACGGTACTGCTTCCGTCTGCGTAAACTTGGCAGTTATGCAGGTAAGCCCTGCCACTTGAAGTCCCTACCCGGACTCCCGAGCAGGTCGAAGTGGCTCCAGTCGTACGTACCTGGGTATCCCAAGCGCGGACTTCTCCCTCCTCGACCTGTATTGCTCGCTGTAGCCCGGCGGCGACCAAACTTAGACGGCAGTTGTTTAGGTGGATGAGGTGATTGGCATTGTCCTCTGTCCGCACGCAATTTGTCAGTTCTGAATCCACAACGACATCCTGGGCAAGAAGCGAACAGGCAGTCGTGTGCAAAATCTGAATCCCACGCCCGTTTTTCAAATGAACTCGCCGCAACACGACATCCGTGAACGCCGAATCTCCCCCGCCCTCCTGGGCTCCGAAGGGCAGACCTACAGCGAGATGTTGGATCGTGAAGTCTGCCCAGAGAGAGTTGCTTCCGGGGTTGACCGTGCACTCTCCGGTCTTTTCCGAGGTAATGATCGTGACACTCCTGCCTGCGCCTATCACACTCACTCCTGCCGGAGCACCGATTGTGTTCGTCCCTAGAGCAAACGTCCCCGGGCCGAGTAACACCATGTCACCGGCCGAGGCCGCTTCGATCACAGTCTTGGGCGATTGCTTGGCGGAATCCCACGACAGACCACTTGACCCGTCATTGCCGTTGACCGCGACGTGGTAGACAGTGCCTTCGGTACCGGCCCTGATTTGGGCGAGTTGCTGAATCACCTCGACGGCGATTTCCGTATTGCCAATCGCGTTCGGTGCTAGTTGCTCTTCACCGATCGCGTTGGTTGCAATCTTGGCCGCCGTGATCGCCCCATCGGCCAGACCATATCCCGTCTTGTCGTCTACCGTGCCGACCGTGACCTTGCCAGTGGTCTCCGTAACGGCAAGGTCGCCGAAATTGTCGGGCAGATCGGCCGGCACCACGCCGTCATAGTCGGTCAGCGCCGTGTCGGCCTCGGCATTGACGTCGGCCTTCATCTGGGTTGTCAGGGCAAGGTTACTGTCCCCCAACTCCCGGCAATCGACCTGAAGTCGGTCGGTGCTGTACTTCGAGTCCCACGCATTTGTCGTGATTACATGAAACTCCCGCCAGACGGGCAGGGCACCGGATTCATGGACGGCCAACATCAATCGGCCGAGTGTCCCGGTGTCGGTCGTATTCAGCCCGCAACTATACCAGCCATTTTCCTGATGGGTGCAGGAACCCGTGTCGCCCTTCTGGGCCCAAGCCGCACCGTTCTTGCTAAGCCGCACGTCGGCCTGAGTAATGGTTAAAGCCGTCTCGGCCGTCTTGCCGTCGTCCTCATCGAGGAAGGGACCGAGTGTGACAGTTACGGCCGTAGACTGACGGAGTTCCGTGGCAGCCTGAGAGCGATCTGCCAAGAAGAAGAAACCACAGAGGACAAAGAAGATCAGAAAACACGCTTGTCTTATCATGCTACCCTCCGTCGTCGTCCAAAGGTATCCATCTTCTGCGGCACGTTGTGGCCCGGGGCGGCTCCATCCGTCCAATCGTCCAAAGCAGCCGCCGCGGCGCTGCCGAATCCTTCACTGAATATACTAGGGTTTCCTGGCCCGCCAATCGGGCTACTGCTGTCGCTTTTTGAGGGCGTTTGCTCCACGTCATCCAGCCACCCGCGAATTGTAACGGTGGTTGTGCCAGAAGTCGCAATCGCTATATAGTGATTGACAGTGACGTCGGCGCTGACACTCCATACGCCAAGATATACTCCGTCCTTCGTCACCCGCAAATTCGTGTAGTTGCCGCCTGTAATTGTCACCAGCCCAACTTCATAGCCCTGCGTAGCGGCTCCGCCGCGTGCCCCGGTTCTCCGGCGCTCCTGTCCGTTCGCAGAGCCGACAACGAGAACCTTGGAATATTCCTCATTGCTGGCCGTGTAACGAGCGCCACCTATATCCCAGTCGCCAGTCGGCCAACACTGATTCGATTGGATCTCCAGTTTGCTAACCAAGATGCTGGATAAGTCAGCCCAGTTCGGATCGTGGGTCGCCAAAGCCGTACCGTCATCGTCGGTGAAATTGTCTGACGCCATCAGTCCAGGACCTCGTCGATTCGTAGTGGCAGGACTTCCCAAAACGGGCGGTCCTTCTCGGTAAGCCAAGCAACGACACGCCGCTCTAGGTCCGTCACTGTGACAACGTTAGTCACCTCTATTCCAACCGCCTCGAGCCGCGAGATTTCTGTCAATCGAAGCGGTATCACGTCCGCCTGCATCTCTAGTTCAGTAAATGCCTGCCGATCTGCTGCCCGAATCTTGATCACAAAAAACGGCCGCAACCAGGTCCGCGATTCGGCAACGATCGTTGTTTCTTTGGGCGGGAGGGCATCGACATCGCCCCGAAACAGGTCGATATACTTCGGGCACAGGGCGCAGCCTTGCTTTTCTGGCTCGGGATCAGTCGGGATGAGATAGTAACGAGAGTAGGCCATCATTTTTTGGCATCCAGTCAGAGCTTATTGTGAATCACCCGGGTTAGTTCCTGGACGACCTCGCTATTCCGATCCAGGCTCTTGCTGAAAAGGACCTGACTTTCGACGCTCTTTGAGGTCAGCTCGATCAGTTGGACGTTCTGCCACACGACCAGGCCCAAGAGCACCGCGCAAACCGCCGCCAAACCTCCTTTTTGCAGCAGGGTGGCGACCATACTGACCAGAGTCAGCCGGCCATTTGTCGTGTTCGTGTTGCTCGTCATGGATGCTTCTCCTTGATTTAGTTACGCCTTGCCGTTTCCCAAGACCTCCGAAAGCTGCATCCATCCCTCTTGCGGATCCTCGATTACGATATCCCCGGCGACCTGGTCGGCCCCGGCCAGCAGCCGGCAGACTTGTTCCTCGTCGGCGACCAGCAGCTCGACGATCTTGCCGGCCACCTCCAAGCAGGCCTCGAGCTGATAGCGGAGTTTCCGCCAGTCGCTGCTACCCCGCCTCGGTACCTCGATCGCGGCAAACTGGACGACGACCATCCGCTGGGCCTCAATCGCCTCGGCCACAATCAGGATCTCGATCGATAGATCCTCACAAACCCGGACCCATTGACAGCGGCAGCGGATCATGGCAGTCATTTCTCCGGCCAGGCCGCCTGATCCACCTCCTGGCAAATCTTGGCTAATTGCGTCCGGGCTTGATCCAAGTTGGCTTGCATGCGCTCGAGGCTCACTTCAATGCCTATGAGCGCCATCCGGCTCCCCGGCGAGATCAGAGTTGGCTTATGCTCGCCCCAGTCCGTCGCCCCGGCATCTCGCAAGGCGCCTGCGGTGACTCGCGTCGTGCACTGTATGGGCCTCGGCTTTTCTTCTTCTTCCAAGAGTTCACCATGCCTCTCCGTATCCGGTTCCGCCGGACATGGATCAGCTCGTTTTTGTTCCAGGAATCGATGGAGCTTTCGAGAATCTTCGGAGCTACCGAGGTCCTCGTTACTTCCCGCATTTCGTAATCCCGCCGCACTGACTCTGGTGGTTGATTGTGGCATCTCAGTCTCCAATCAGGCTAACACTCAGATTCCAGCCGCCCGTCTCGACGTCCGTCCGAATGGCCATCCTCCGCTGCCCCAGCTTCTGGCCAAACACCTTGCCGAATCGGGTCACGGCCCCGGCCGGCCAGCGGGCCCAGAACTTCCCGACGTAGCCGAAGCCCGTGACCTTCCACCACCGTTTTTTGACTCTGCTCCGGGTGCGCATCAGAGGTACTGTTCCGTGTGCCAATCGACCAGGTCCATCAGCGGCCATCCCTCGACCATCGTGTGGGCAAAACAGTCCCCGGCCCCGTAGACCGATGTCAGTAATCGCCGCGGCACCCAGCCGCCACAGGCCGCGTAGACCGCCGGGACCGGAATCGGACCGACTGATCCCGCCACGTGCGCCCCGTGGCCCGTGTTGCCAATCCAGAGTGCCTTGACCAAGCCGCCCGAATCCCACAGGACACCTGTGGCTGCCATGCAGTGCGAGCCGGCGGAGAACCGGGTGCCGATCCCATCCGAGCCCCGCTGATAGGCCCAATACGTGTAGCCGCAGTAGAGCGAGGGATAGCCGGCCTGGATCAATTTGCCGGCCTGCTCGGGTGTCGTGACCTTGACCCGGTCAACGGCCTTGTGCTCGGCGGCGATCGCCTCCAGGGCCTTGGGCAGGCCCTCGCGACCCCGATCGAGATCGCCCCAGATGTAGGACCAGTAGTTTTCATGGTCGCCACCCGGCCAGTGATCGTGCCGCAGATCGTACGTCTTGCCACCGGCCTCGTAGAGCCTCCGCAAGAGCATCCCGAACTTCATCGCGGCCGTGCAGACGGCCCATCCCGTAGAGCCGTCACCGTCATAGCCGTACTCGTCGTAGAGTTCGTGCTTGGCCAGGGCGTAGATCGACTCGCCAGCGACCTGCCGGTCCGGATGGGCGATCTTCTGGTTGTGCTCCAGGACCGAGAGCAAGACGTCGAGGATGTGCTGCTCACCCCACCGGCAGCAGTCGCCGGTCGGCTGGATCCCCCAGTGCCAATCGGGAAAGGTCTTAAAGAGTGTCGGCCAGAGAGCCATGTCCTGCGGCTCCGCGGCAAGAATGTGCGGGGCGACTTCGGAGATCGTCGCAATCGGCGGTGCTAGCTCGAGGGCGCCCAGGGCAATCCCGAAGTTGGCAGGATCGAACTTTGGTTTGGCGGCTTCAGTCCCGGACCATGCCTTGCGATATTCCCGTTCCAGGAAGCTGTAGGCCGATTCCAGACTTCTCATTTGCCCGTCTCCCAAATCGTGTAAGCCATCGCGTCCAGGGCCTCGGCCGCCCGCTGCGGATCGAGCCGCTGATTCCGCTCCCCGAACAGGGCACCGTAGACGCCATTCATCGTGGCCGCGAATTTCACGTACTTCGCCCGCGCCGCGAATTTCACGTACTTCGCCCGCAAGCCCAGGGGTTCACCTTGGGCGTACAAATAATCGGCCAGGTCTTGGACCATGGGGAAGTGAGCAGCGTCCGCTTGGACAGCTTCCGATGTTTCGTGGTAGAGCTTCGCCAGTGCCGTCGCGTCGGGTCGGCTGAGTTGATGATTTAAGATCGCTACCACCCGGGCCTTCCACTCCGGCCCGGGTGGCGGATAAGGGTTTTTGGAAGGCCCCGGATCCTCGCCGACTTGAATCACAATCTCGGCGTAGTCGAGACTTACTGCATCAATCAGTTTGGGCGGTGTGACTCCCGTGCCCTCGATTTGCACAACGGCCACGGCCAGAAGATAGTTGCCCGGCTGATCTGCCAAGAAGAGAATGAATGGATCACCGCCCCAGGTCTTGGCCGGAATCACCTGAACGTCATCGCGGGGGAAGTGGATCAGCTTCGTCTTCGGCAGCGCCTCGTCGGGAATCCCGCGGACATCGAGCTGCACATAGCGTCCCGGCTGCACTGGTCCGTCAGGCCCGTCGATCGAGACTTCAGCAAGCACTGGCCGTGCCAAGAGTAGACAAGCCGCCAGAAAGAAGATCAGTCGTTGCATCACTACCTCCCATCAAAATGGTCAAATGTCTTGGATGCTTGCCGCGTCCAAGGTATCAACGGTCGTCCTCACTCAATTCGACGTACCCTGGGCCATCCTGTGGCTGCCACTTTGGCAGCGCACGCCCTCAAGGCGAGCTTTGCTCAAAACTGGGCTGTCTTCACGCCGCCAGGGCGAGATCGGCCAGTGACAGCAAGTCGATCAGCTCGGCATCTAGTCTGTTGCTTGCCTTGTCCTCTTCCGCGAAGATCAGCAAGAGGGCTTGGATGAACTCGAGGATCAACGGTAGCAACTCTTTCAGGAATGCGATCAGATAATCCCAATCGATCTCCGCGGCATCGCCGACGAGTTGCCGACTCCGTACCTCTTCGGCGCACTTGGCCTCCAACTCTTCGAGGATTCGCGCGCAGCGCCCGTTTCCTCTCTCGGCTC